ATACCGCCGGTGAAATACTCAGTGGCCAGCATGGTCACGAAAAAAGAACTGGCCGCATTTATCGCGAAAGTCGCAAACGAAGCACACTCCCGACACGAGTGGCAACAGGTGGCGGTGGCTCATTACCGTGACCCGGTGATGGAGGAAGCCCGCAGGAAGCTTGTTCACCTCGTCAACCACGAGAGCAAGCAGATGTCTCAGGAGCAATTCGAGGAAGCATTGAATGGCCTGCTGGTTTCTCTCCTGAGAAAATAAAAGTGGGTGCAGGTGCCGGAATCGAACCGGCGTCTCCGGGGGAATGAGGCCCAGATGAACCATTGCCTGCGTTACTCTTCCGTCTCCTTGTCAACGGGCCGTTCGGGCTGGGCCACCATCTGCGTTCCACTCGGCTTCCAGAGCATGCTCACGGGCACACCATACTTTTCGGCGGCGTCCATGATGGCCTTGGCGTCTTGCGCCCGCCGCTCCAGTTCCTCGCGGAAGTCCATGCCGAGTTCCGAGTAGTGATCCGAAAGAGTTTTGAGCCCGGTCTCCACATCGGCCCGGTTCTGCTGGGCCTCGCGTCCGGCATCGACCGTCACCCGGCGCGGGCACACCCAGCCGACACGGTTCCAATTCTTGGCGGGGGCGAGTTCGCCCCGGTCGATGGCGTCCCCGATCACGTAGCCCCAGGTCGGACGCAGTAGGCGCTGGACGAGGATCATTTGCCGATAGGAAAAGCGCCGGTCGGCCTTGGCCACAATCAACCGCACACCCGCGCCGCCGATTTTCCCCGCATCGAGCACAAACTCGTAGGGCAGCATCCCGGCAGCGGAATCGCGCTTCAGGTGTTCCAAAAATCCGGTGAAAACCGGGCTGGGACGGTTCGACTGGAAACTCTCCAGTGATTCTCCGGGTTGAAGGGAAACGATCTTCCCGCCCACGATCCGTTGCAGGCTGGCCGGATCGCTCGGGGCAGGGGTATCCTCCGATCCGGTATCGACAGAAAAGTCCGAAACCTCTTCCAGCCCGCCGTTCTCGCGCTTGATGATGCGGGCGATGTCGGCGTTGTCCTTCACCGCGTGTTTTTCCAGCGCGAGCATTTCCATCTCGTCTAGGATGTGGTTGATGGAGTGCTGCAAGGTCGGCGGCTGCCGCACCCCGCTGGCCGACTCCGGCTCGAAAATGTGCATGACCGCATGGGCCGGGATGTCGCGGGTGGTGTTGTCGTCAAGAATCAGCCGGTAGGCAACGGGAGCCCCGTAGGCGTCGAGCCGGATGCCATCGGCGGTTTCCGAGGAGGCGAATCCTTCCCCGATCCGGTGCGCTTCGATCAGTTGCAGGCGCGGACGCCCGAAGCGGTCGCGCACCTTGATGCAGAAATATTCGCCATCCACATCCAGTCCTCGGCAAACCAGGTGCTGACATTCCTCGAAGCTGAAGCGCTGGGTGATTTCGGCTCGCTTGGCCCAGCGCGAGAAGGTGTCTTCGGCGGCTTTATTCCATTCCAGGTCATCGGTCATAGCCTGCGGCTGGATGCCGTCGCCCGTGGAGTAGATGGCCATGTCCGCCACCATCTCCCGGGCAAAGCCGGAGTTCTTGTTCAGGTATCGAGAGCGTCGCACCAACTCGCGCCGGGTGTGGCTGCTCAGTTCCTTCTTCGCGTCCGTGGGCGCGGCCCCCGGCACCTGGCTGCGCCGACGCGAGGCGTTGGCGTTTTCATAGGAACTGGAACCGAAGAGGCGACCGAGACGTTCGAGGAGCTTCACATATCAAAATGCCTGTCAACGTGGGAGGCTCCCACCCGCACCGTGGGCGGGTACTTCGCGGGGTCGAGTTTCTGCAGGGCACGCTGGCAGGCGGCGATCACGGCGTGGATTTCATCGATGCGTCGCTTGGTCACGCTGGACCCGTTGTCCGCGTAGGCCGAGAGCGTCTTCTTCAGTTCCGCCTTTTGGATGGCGAGGATTTCCTCGACCTCAACGGCGGTGAAACCGATGCTGTAATCAATCGCGCCCATACCCTACTTACCCTGTCAACCCCGACTTCCGAACTTGCAAATTCGGGCAAGTGGTGGCATCCATAAGGCATGATTTTGAGCAAGGAAATCGAGAATCAGGTGTTCTCTCTGCCTCTGGAAGAGCGTGCGAGACTGGCGGACCGGCTGCTCACCAGCCTGGAATCCCCGGCTGATGAAAGCTGGTTCGACGATCTCGATTCCGAGGTCAAAGCCCGGATGGAAGCCGCCCAGCGGGGTGAAATCACCTCGGTCGATGGCGAAGCGGCGCTCGGGCGCATGTGGAATCTGCTGCGTCAATGAAGCTCCGGCTCCGATCCGTGGCCGAACGGGAACTGGCCGAGGCGATCATTTACTACCGCGACATCGACCATGCCTTGGGCGTGAGGTTTCTGCGGGAATTCGAGACCACCATCGAGCGTCTGCTCAAGTTTCCTGACAGTGGTCATCCCCGTCTGGGCGGGGCGTACCGTCTGGCGATGGTCCGGGGCTTTCCCTACGCCATCGCCTATTCGCACAGTTCAGATATCCTGATGGTCGAAGCGGTGCCACACCTTAAGCGCAAACCGAATTACTGGCGGGATATTCAGGGGTAACCTCCGCGAATTTCTCCGTCACGTCCTGCCCGTTGCAGAACACCCGTCTGCCTTCTCCGAGAGCAAGGTAACGGCTCACGATCACATCGCAGTAGGCCGGGCTGATTTCCATGCCGAAGACCCGCCGCCCCAACTGCTCCCCGGCGATCAACTGACTGCCGGAGCCGCTGAAGGGCTCATAGCAGAGTTCGCCGCGCAGGGTGTGCTGACGCATGGGGATGGCGAAGCACTCCAGCGGCTTCGGTGTGGGATGATCCGGACGCTCGTCATTGTTGAGCCCTTCGATGTCCCACACGGAGCGCAGGTATTCCTTGTCGGCTCGGGGCGGCTTCTGGCCTTTCACCCAGCCGAAGAAACACGGCTCGTGTGCCCACAGATACCACGAACGCGTGAGGATCGGGCGATTCGGCTTGTGCCAGATGATCTGCTGGTGGACGAACGCACCGTTCTTTTCCCAGGCCTGCTCAACCATCATCTGGCGGCGGCTGGCGTGCCAACAGTACCAAGCGGCATGCGGATCGATGGCGTGCTCAACGGCGACTTTGATGAAGCGATCATAGAGGTCCTTGTTGCGTTCCAAGTCGGCCTCGTCCCATGTCGGGCCGGAAATATCAGGTCCATCGCTGCTCGGTGTACGCGTTTGGCCGGGGTGATTGGTGCCGTCATAGCCGACCAAGTACGGAGGATCGGTGGCGAAGAGGATGGCGCGTTCGCCGTTCATGAGACGCTTCACGTGCTCGGGGTCGGTCGAGTCGCCGCAAAGCAGGCGGTGGGGACCGAGTTCATAGAGGTCGCCGGGTTGCGTGACCGGATCGACCGGCGGCGCGGAGATGGTGTTGATATCGTCTTCGGAGGTCTCCAACCGCTCGAGGATGTCATCAAGGGAATCCTCATCGAAGCCAGTCAGGTCGAGATCGATCTGGCCGTCCAATTCCTTCAAGAGCGCCTTCAGGGCGTCGTCATCGGTTTCGGCCAGTTCCGCTATTTTATTATCGGCGATCATGTCGGCCCATTCCGCCGCCTCGGACTCGTAGTCCTGATAGTCCACCGGCACGCGGGGCATCTCCAACAGTCGTGCCGCTGCCAGTCGCCCATGACCCTTCGTGATGAAGCCCGAGCGCTTCGAGACAACGACCGGATTGCGGAAACCCTGTGAACGGATGATCTTCGCCAAGAGCGCAATCTGCGCTTCGGGGTGCTGGTTGGGATTGCGGGGGTTCTCGACGAGCTTGTCAATATCGACCAACTCGGTATGGGCGCAGTAAATGGCAACGGCAGGCGTATCGCTCATGCCGTTGCCAACAATGTCAACGCTGCGATGATTCCTCGCGTTGCCTGCGCATCCGCCGGATGTGGTCGGCGGTATCAAAGACCGTCCGCTGGGCACCGGGAATGTAGCCCTTGCGCCGGGCGCACGCCCAGTCGGCCATCACGCATTCGGCCTCCAGCACGGCCCGCTCCAGCGCGTGGACGTATTCCTGTTCTTGCTCAGCCATGGGCCACCTCCGCGAGTTCTGCCACGAGGTGTTTCTGAGCGAGAAAGTACGCCCACGCCTGCACGGGCGGGCCGCGCAGGACAAAACTCTCCACGCGCCTGCGGTAGAAACCCGGATGGCCTTCGAGACGGTCGAGCAGTTCCCATCCCTGTTCAGGGATGCGGTAGATTTCGCCGGTGACCGGTTCGCCCTGGCCGGGCAGATCGAGCAGGTAGGGCAGCCCCTTGATGACCAACGGAAATTTCCGGACGGAAACGGCGTTGCCCAAGAACGCACCGCCCGCCTGCCGCATGACACTGTGGTTGCCGTGCCCCCGGCGCAGGGTGCCGTAAACGAAGCACAAATTCGGGTCAGGCGGCATGAGTGACGCCTCCGTTCTCCCAATCGAGGATTTCCCGCAGATAGCCGGAGGGCAATTCGAAGGCCAGCGCCCCGCGCAGCACCCGTGCGAGGTAGCCCGGTCGGGGGGTGCCCGGGGCGGTGCGATCATCGATGTAAACGAGCGCCGAGGTGAACTTCCCGCTGCGGTCGCGGGCTCGCAGGCGGCGCTTGCGGTAGCGTCCGAGCGCCACCCCCTCGTAGCTATCGAGCGCGGTCTCGCAGGAGCGCCCGAGCCGCCAGAGTACGCCGTGGACTTTTCCCCCGGCATCGGGGCACAGCGTGGCGACACCGCGCTCGTTGATGAGGAAGGAAAAACCCTCGAGGCTGGCGGGGCCGAGTGGCTTTGCCGCCGGACAGCGCTGGCGCATCTGGCGCGGGCACATATTGGAGCCATAGGCAAAGTACAGGCGTGCCTTGCTCATTGCTTATCCTCCGCGTCGGGGTTTTCGAAGGGGACGACGTTGTCCGGCTTGAGCGGATCGATCTCCTTCAAAAACCCGTTGTGAATGAGGTCGGCAATGAAGTTCTCATCGTCCCAGGTGGAAATGGTCGCGCCGTTGTAAAAGCGGCAGCGTTCGGAGATCTCTTCCAAGAAGGCGGCGCGGCTGCGACAGGGATGGAAGCTGCTGGCCCGCAGCGCGTCCACCAGAGACTGCGGGCTGTCGCCGTGGATGCGGCCCCCGCCCCAAAGGGCGTAGTGCCGGACTGTCGGGTATTCTTCCAAAATGCAAATGCTCATCATTTTTTCCTCCTTTATGCCGCCAGTTGCAAGCGGCGGTTTTGGTAAAACTCGAGCCCTTTTCGGCTCAGGAATTTCTTCAGGCCCTCGGCCCCAGGCTCAGCCTGCTGGCCTCTGCGGGCGTATTCGACAAAGCGGGCGCAAAACTCAATCCAGTTGGCGATCTTCTCGTAGTCGATGGTGCCGGAGTGCTGCCGGAATTCGACCGTCTTGTGCCGCCAGTAGCTCTGGCTGTTGAGCTTGAAGTAGCGACTGCCCCCGGTGACGTGGCGCTCGATGGCTCGCAGGGTGGAAGCCTCGGCCAGTCGGCGCTCAAGCTCGCTCACCCGCATGCTGTGGCAATACTGGTTGGCCGAGCCCCGGCGGCTGGCGGGCATGAAGGCGTCGATGGTCTCCTCCAGTGCGGCGTAGTTGCGGTAAAGCGCCTTCCAGACCTGCGGGTCTTCGCCAAAGTCGCCCGTCCCCAGGTGGATGTGCAGCCCGCAGCGGCGGTCGATGCAGGCTCCGGCCTGCGCGAGCGCTTCGCAAACCTTGCGCAGTTGCTCCAACCCGCCCTTGCCCTTCAAGACCGGGCTGACCACCTCGAAGCCCCCGGGGACCGAGGCATCCGTCACCACCTTCCAATGGCGACGCGTGGCGTGGTTGTAGGTTTCGCGCTGGCAGGGGACCCCGGCGCAGTTGATCGCCCGGCAAATGGCGTCCAGCTCCGGCCCTTTCGCTTCGATCTCGACCCCGAAGGTGCGGTCGAAGCGAAAGGGCATCTGGCTGCGGTTGTTGGTGCGCGAAACCCCGTAAACCTTGGCGTAGACGTTCTGGACGAACCCGTAGCCGATTCCCAAAAGCTGCGCCACCTCTTTGCGGGTCATCCCGCTGGCCAGCAGCAGCTTGATCTTTTCAGTCTTGGTCGTTTCGAGGGCGAGGATCTGTTGGGCGTTCATTATTCTTAAGGCGTTGATATTGAATCGTTTAATTGATGCGCATAGACGCTCTTTCCCCCGCCCATAGCAAGGCTATTGAGAGAGATTTCTCATTATTATTTGTTGATAGATAAGCACTTGCGCACTTGGTCAAAGTGGCGTCGTGGTCTCCCGCAGTTTCTTTACCTGCGTGGCGGTGAGCGGGGCGGGCTTGCCGTGGCGCGGCCAAGAGTGTTCATTGCGCCCGAAGCCCAACTGAACGCTGACGGAAGCCTTCGGCATCTCAATGCCGTGGCGCTTCAGGATGGCGTCGGCCTCGGGAAATTTGACCCCGGCCTGCCCGAGCGCTTTCAGCACCGCGCAAGCCGAGAAGCCGAGAATCTTCGCATGCACGGTGCCCCCGCGCCGGGACGCGGGTTGCGGCTGACGCTGCTGAAGAATGAACGCGGCCTGCGATTGGGCGGCGTCGGCATCGGTGAAGGTCCCCAACAGGCGACCGGCTTCGCGTAGTTGGTGGCGTCCGTTGCGGCAGACGATGATGCGGAAGTCCCCGCTGATCAGGACGGGGCGATGGTTGATCGTTTCGGTAGTCCAGTTCATGATTGTGATGGGTTGATGTTCGTGGTTGGTGATGGTCTCAGGCGATCTCGTCGCCTTCGAAAAGTTCGGTGTCGAAGCCCTGGCGGACGAGGCTCGCGAATTCCTGCGCAACCCACTTTTCGCCGGAGGCCTGCTGGATGCGGCTCTTGAGGGAGCCATCGTAAAAACTCATGCTGTCGGCAAAGTGGCGTCCCCAGCGGCTGCGCAGAAAATTGCGAATGGCGATGTCGGTCGGCTGCCACGGGGCGCTACGGAAAATCTCAAACGCGGCGGCAAAGGCCTGCGCGGCTTCGGCTTCGTTCAAGTGTTCGTTGTGCTGGATGATCCCGTAAAAGCCCCAGGAGTCTTCGCTCGGGGCGGTAGTGTAGTTGGCGTTCGTGGTGGTGGTTTTCTGTTTCATTTTGTACTCCAAGGGTTTGTGGTTTCTGAACGCATAGACGCTCTGATTTTCGGCACAATCAACTCTATTAGTTGTTAATATTCATATGTTTACGAATTTTCTTGAGCCCGAAAAATGCCGTCCCTGTTGAGGCGGGGACGGCACGGTTGATTTCAGCCGTCGATCCGAAAGGCGTACCGGGCGTAAGCGTAGCCCTCGGAATTGACGTAGAAGCAGCGCCCGCCGGTGATCACCACGAAGCACTCGAGGGGTGGGTTGTCCCCGAGGAAGGCCTCCATCGGGGTGGCGGCGTCGGTCCCGATCACAGGCAGTTTTCGGATCAGCTCGCGCTGCCACTCGGGCATTTCGCTATGGCGGTGACGGGGGCACTCGTCCCAAGTGGTGGGTTTGCGGGCGCAAAGCGGCGTGAAGGTGCTACGGGAATCGTTCATGGCGGTGTTTCCTTTCCGGTTCAGAGGTTGATGCCGAGGTGATCGAGCGCTTCGAAGGCGCGGCGCAGGTGGCGGATGGCTTCCTGTTCCTGCGGGCCAAGGTGGCTGGCGCTGTCGGCCAGACTCAAAATCCCTTCGCCCGTTTTGTAGTAGGCGTCGCGGATCTGGGTGAGGGTGTCGGCGGGCAGGGCGTGGAGGGCTTCGCGGGTCATGGGGGTGTTTTCTTTCATCTTGGTAATCATCGAGTTGTGTTGTTTGTGTGACGCATTCATTCGCTCTGTCCCGCACGGCTATCAAGGCTTATAATCGATATAATTCATTTATTTTCAGCAGGTTGCGTATCTTCTCCGGCGACCGCTTCACGCCCGATAATCTTGAGCATGACGGCGGCGACCACGCTCATGGCCTCACAGTCGAACAGGTGGTTGGGGCGACTGCCGATCTGCTCCCAAATCCACTTGCTGTTCTTCTTGATGCGCTGTTCGGATTCCATCTGCTGGAGGTAGTCCTCGGGGATGTCGCCGGGGACCTGCCACAGGGGGGAGCCATCGGCAGTATGCACGCGGCGCAGGCGGGCGAGCACGTCCTTGATCTGGAGGTTGCTCCAGTAATGCATGCGGCAGACGAGCCCTCGCGACACCGCGATCCGGCGCACCGGGGAGTAAAAACGCTGGACCGGACCCTGCGGCGTCTTGTGGACGAAGGTGCTGTGGGCATCGCCCATCAGGGCGGTCCAACCATGGCGGGCGCACTGGCGGTAAACCTCGTAGCTGTTGTAACCGGCATCGACGAACACCAGCGAGTCATGCACACGGAAACGCTGCTGTATGGATTCCAACTCTTCCCACGTAACCACGCGCTCGCACCAGAGCAGGCGCGAGGCCCCCTCAGCGGACCATGAACGCACCACGAGGAAGAAGTGGTCCATCTGCACATCCACGGTGAGGAAGCGCAGGGGCACCAGCGTGACGCCATCGGGGAAGGGGGCGGCGATTACCTTGCCACGTGAGCCGAGCGCGGCCTCGTCGGACCAGTCCTCGCCCAGGTGATAGGCGCTGGTGGCGATCTCCACCTTGAAATCCTCCACGAACTCTCTCCACGCCAACGCGAGACGCTTCTGGTAAAATTGTTGAAGGAGGGAGGTGTCGCCCTTGCGGGCGGCGAGCTTGGCGCGGAGATAGAGTTCGGCTAGCTTGCCCCACGACATGGACGCCAGGCTGTTCCAGTGAAAGCCGATGTTTTCCCGGGCGGCATTCGGGTTCTGGGTTACGAACTGCCCGGTGGCATTGAGCTTTCGACGGTGCTCGTCACTGTCCGCGATCTCATGCTGGCAGTGCGGGCAGCGCAGCACGGTACTGGCCCGAACCTTTTCAAAGTCATACTGCTCCTGCGCGTCTTTGCAGTCCTTGGCCCACTCGACGTTTTCCCATAGGAAAGGCTGGCGGGTCCCACACGAGGGACAGGCAAAAGTCCACTCCCGCATGTCGGTGGTTTCAAATTTGCGGTGGGTGTCGTCGTCTTCTTCCCCACCCTGACTGAGGAAGATGCACTTGCCCAACCAGCCGAACGCGGTCACGCGGGCTTCGGCTTCGGCCATGTGCCCCTGCGGCCAACGCCACGTCTCATCACCAATCAGCCAGCGGATGGAACGACGTTGCAGGTTGGTCTTGTTGTGCGCCCCCAGTACCCACAGGGTCATGCCGTTGGCGAAGTGGATTGTGGTGTTGCGCCGTTTGTGCCGGTCGGCAGGAAAGAGATCCTTCACCGGCTCGCATTCATCGAACAGTTTTTGCAGCCGCGACTCCGACTGGTCTTTGGCGTCCTCGTCAGTCTGGTCCAGCCAAAGTGTGGGGCCGGGTAAATTGGCGATGATGTAGCACAGGGTCAGCTCCGGCCCCGTCGTCTTCGAGGATTGGATGCTGGCCAGGATAGACACCACCCGCACCTGCGGATCGACGATGGCCTCCATGACTTCTCGCAACCAGGGGGAGTTGTCGGAGCGGAAGCGTCCCGGCATGGGCGAATACGGAATGGCCGGGATGTGCTCCTCGCACCACTGCCACGGCGGACGACGATCAGGAGAACGCCAGGCATTGCGCCAGATGGAACGCAGTTTATTCACGGCGTGCAGTTCCCTTCGTCACCGCTGGTGCAGGTTCCGCCGCTGTGCAGCGTCTCGCAGACCTCATCGATGGCGGCGGCGCACTCGCGCTGGATGGCGATGGCGTCCAGCCCCGACAAGATGGGCGGCAGTTCGGATTCAAACTTCGCCCGCATCAGCGCGATGGCTTTGCCCACCTGTGTCGTCCACTCGAGGCGAACCTGTTCCAACGCCACATACTCGCCCTTCAAGATGGCGGTGCGGATTTCGCGTTGCTCCACCTCGGCCAGGAGCTTGCGGGCTTTCAAAGCCTCGTGACGCTCGACCGTGAGTTTGCCCACATGCAGGTCGCGGTGACGGATAAACTGTCGCCACGCGATGACTGAGTGCGAACCGTTGGCGGCGGGCGGGGGTGCGCCCTCCAGCTTGCGCCACGCGTGAACCGTCTGGCGGCTGACCCCGAGGATGCTGGCCAACTCGGTCAAATCCTTCGCGGTGGTGATCGAGGAGTCCGCCACCGGTTCGGCCCGGGCGCGGATCA